CTATTGAATTAGTTAAAAAATATAAAGGTTTTGAAATGCCTAATGAACACATAGCATCTAAACAATGTGCTTTAATTTGTGTTGATGAAATACTAAATGACAACCCTAATATTTATGATAGCGATAGATTAAATTGGAAGTATTGGAATCAAGTAAAAATAGAAATTAACAAACTATAACCTACAGTACTTCAAAGAAGCAACACAGAATTTAAGAAATGATTTAAAAAACATTAAACTTTAATAAGATGAAAAAAACAATTTTAGCAGTAGGATTTTTAATAGTAGGAACTATTATAGGATGTCAAAAAGAAGAAATTAAACCTAACGAAGTATGTAATTGTGGTTTAGTTGTAAGTGATAATGTACAGGATTATTCAGTAGTGATTAGAAATAGCTGTTCGGGTAATGAAAAAAGGTTTTATTTACAAACTGGTGATTGGATGAATGCTTATGTTGGTAGCAACTATTGTATAACGAATGTGAAAAATTGGTAAGATGAATCCAAAAGAAAAAGCTGAAGAACTATGTTTTAAATTTCAAGGAGATTTTAATTTAAATTGGACGATGGCAAAACGATGTGCATTAATAGCAGTAGATTTAGTAAGGACAAATAGATTATTTTGGAAAGAAGATTATGAATATTGGAATGAAGTAAAAACAGAAATAGAAAAATTATGAAACAGAAAGAAATACAATTAAAAAGACAGTTAGAAAAGCTAAAATACCAACAAGAGTATCAAAGCAACCCAGAATACTATGAATCAGAAACGTCTTTATTAATATCGGTTCAAATAGCATTACTAGACTTAATAGAAACTCAAATGTGTATAAACCCTAACTTCAGATTAAAACGATTACACAGTGCTTTGAATGAGTGGAATAACGAGCCTGTAATAACATTAGCTGGAAACAAAGATAAAGATAGTGTAGTAAACGAGTATTCCGAGCTTACAAATGTAGGTTATAGAATGTTTGAGTATGGGAGAGAAATAATAAAAACAGAATTTAAATAATATGGAAGATTTATCAAGAGAGATTCGCTTTAAATGTTTTTTACAAAGTGAAGGAGCAAATAAACACCGCAAACTATACAATTTCTATAAAAGTATCGGAAACTTAAAGCAATTGACTTATAGCGATTTTATAAAGGGGATGGTTAATAAGAAACACAACCAAAGGGAGTTTTTCGGATATGCAGTAACAAATTATCATTTAAATAGTGTATGTGATGACAATGAATAAAAAAATAGCTTTACGAATGGAGTACATTTTAGAAAGTGAAGATTCAGAACTAAAAGACATTCCAAAATATGCAGACTGGTTAGAAGCTCGTTTAGTTCGTATATCAGATGAGGTTGAAAATATAGAACATGAAGATTTAAGATACCAAAAATGTAGAAAAATAACTTTTTTAAGGAATTAATTTGAAAAAGTATTATTAAATCAAAAATAAGCGTATATTCGCAAAATCAAAAACTAAAAATTATGAACGATTACAAAAACTTTCTTGAAACAAAGAAAAAAACATTTATATCGAGTGGATTCGATATAGATGAAAATAAATTAAACAAAAATTTATTTGACTTTCAAAAGTATGCAGTTAAAACTGCCTTAAATAAAGGTAGATTTGCGTTATTTTTTGATTGTGGTTTAGGTAAAACTTTAATGCAATTAGAATGGGCTTATCAGGTTGTAAAAGAAACAAATGGGAATGTTTTAGTTTTAACTTCTCTTGCAGTTGTTGAACAAACAAAAAAAGAGTTTTTAAAATTTGGTATAGATAATTCAAATATTGATGTTTTAAATTATGACCAATTATCTAATATTGATACTTCTAAATATATCGGAGTTGTTTTAGATGAAAGTTCAATACTTAAAAATAATTCAGGCAAAACGAGCCAATTAATTATTGATAGTTTTAAATCAACTCCTTATAAATTAGCTTGTACCGCTACACCATCACCAAATGACCATATGGAATTAGGTAATCATTCACAGTTTTTAGGAGCTATGAGTTATTTAGAAATGTTAGCAATGTATTTTGTTCATGATGGAGGAGAAACAAGTAAATGGAGATTGAGAAAACACGCAAAAGACCCGTTTTGGAAATATGTATCTACTTGGTCTATGGCTTGCGACAATCCAAAAACATTAGGATTTAATAATGATGGTTATGATTTGCCTGAAATTGAATTTATTGAGCATATTATACCAGTAGAAAATAATACAAATACTTTATTTGGAGATGTTGCTGTAAGTGCTACTGATTTACATAAAGATTTAAACCGTTCATTCGATTTAAGAATTGAAAAGACAATTGAACTAGTTAATCAAAATGATAATCAATGGTTAATTTGGGGATTAAAAAATGCAGAAACAGATTTAATTGTTAAAAAATTAGATAATGCTATAAATGTACAAGGTTCTGATAAGCCTGAATATAAAGCAAAGTATTTAAATGGATTTGCTAATAACGAATTTAAAACATTGATAACAAAGACTTCAATTGCTTCATTTGGAATGAACTATCAAAACTGTAATCAAATGATTTTTATGTCTTATGATTTCAAATTCGAGGCTTTTTATCAAGCAGTTAGACGTTGTTATAGGTTTGGGCAAAAAAACAAAGTAACGGTACATATTTTAATTCCTGAATCTCAAATAAATGTACGTTCAACTATTTTAGAAAAACAAGAAAGACATTTTGAAATGATTAAAGAAATGGCTAAATATTCAGCAGAAAACGATTACAAAGCAAACAAAACAAAAGTTATGATAAACAATAAAGAAATTAAAACAGAAAACTATCATTTATTAAATGGTGATTGCGTATCTGAAATTAAAAAGATTGAAGATAATAAAGCGGATATAGTTGTATTTAGCCCTCCATTTGCTGAATTATACGTTTATTCTGACAAAGAAGAGGATATGGGTAATGTTTCAGATTATAAACAGTTTGAACAACATTTTAAATATTTAATTCCTGAATTAAAAAGAACTCTTAAACCTGGTCGTATTTGTGCAATTCATTGTATGGATCTACCAATTCAAAAAGGAAAAGAAGGTTATATTGGATTGCGTGATTTTTCAGGAATGATAACTCAATGGTTTCAAGAACAAGGATTTATTTATCATTCAAGGGCGACAATTTGGAAGAATCCAGTTACTGAAATGCAACGTACAAAGGCACTAGGTTTATTGCATAAAACTATTAAAAAAGATAGCTCAATGACTAGAGTAGGTATTCCTGACTATATTCTGTTTTTTAGAAATGAAGGAGAAAATTTAATTCCAATTACTCATCAAGATAAATACCAAAGTAAAAGGGATTATTTACCAGTCGATTTATGGCAAAAATATGCTTCTCCTGTTTGGTATGATATTGATTATTCAAGAACTCTACAATATCGTTCAGGACGTGATGGAAACGACGAAAAACACATATGCCCTCTACAATTAGATACAATTGAAAGAATATTACATTTATACTCAAATGAGGGTGAAACAGTTTTAAGTCCTTTTGGTGGTATTGGTAGTGAGGGGTTTTGTGCCTTAAAAATGAATCGTAAAAGTATATCAATTGAATTAAAAGAATCTTATTTTAAAATTAACGCAAAGAATCATTCAGATTGTATTGCAGAAAAAAATAGTACGTTAACACTATTCTAATTGCGTGGTACGGATTAGAGTAAAAAAATAAAACTTGAATTAATTTCCTTTATTGATAGTTTTGACCTCGTTATTAATTTAGCGAGGTTTTTTTATATCTTTGCAACAACTAAAAAAGACGAAAACTTTTAAAATTGAATTACGTAATAGATTTTATTAATCGCTCTTTAGCGAAGACTTTTTATAGCATCCTAATGGGTGCTTTTTTTTCGTGTTCCAGTTATTCTATTCATGAACATAATATGATTATCCAACGTAAAACAATGCTCAAATACGACAAACAAAGTAAGCGTAAACAACAACGGATGAGAAGCGAAAAGCAAGTGAAAAAAAAGTATGTGAAAAGTAGTAATAGAAGAATAGTGTAGAAAGTTTATACGTTTTGTAGAATGTTTAAAAACAACTTTCTACAGCTGAAACACTAGTAAAATAAATACTTTTATCGATTTTGTAGAAAGTTTGAGAAAAAAATCCCATTTTATTTTTACCGTCAAAAAAATATTTTTATAAAAAAAATCATAAACTTTCTACAAAAAACAGTTAAACCATTACTGTCATTGACTTTGAAGCCGTATAAAGTTAAAAACCACTTTCTACAGTAAAAAAATAAAGTATTAATAATCAATTAGTTAATATGTAGAATGTTTAAAAACAACTTTCTACAAAACGTATTAAGTTTATTTTTTTATAATTATTTTGTATTTAATAAAATATTACTATATTTGTACACGGTAAGCCTGGAAACTTCCTTAAGATATTATTTGAAACCCATTTGTTTAAAGTCATTCCAGGCACTTTATTCAAATGGGTTTCGTCATTTAAAAATATTTATATTGATGTATGAATAATAACAATTTAGAACCATTTTATAGCATTAGCCAGGATGGTAAACCTTTTTTAGATAATTATAATTTTAAGAGGTTTTTAGAAGTAAATAACTTTTTTAAATGTAAACCTAATGACCAAAGTTCATTTAATCTAATTAAGAAAAATGATATATTTTTAGAGATTAAAGACGAAACAGATATTAAGGATTATGTTTTAGATTATGTTGAAAATGAATTACAAAACAAAGCAGTTTATAATTTAATAGCAGGTAAAACGAATATTTTTAAAAGAGATTTCTTATCAATGATTAATAGTAAAGAAATTTCATTATTAAGAGATAAAAAAGATACTTGTTATTTATTTTATGAAAATGGAGTTGTTGAGATAAATAAGGATAATAAAAAATTACGTCCTTATAGTGATTTCGGTTTAAGTATTTGGAAAGACCAAGTGATAAAAAGAAATTATATTGATTCAGACCACCATCAAAGTAAATACAGAGAGTTTATTTGGAAAATATCAGGTGAGAATGTTGACCGTTATAACACTTTTCAAACTGTAATAGGTTATTTAGTTCATTCTTATAAATCAAAAAGCGAAAATAAAGCAATTGTTTTAAACGATGAAATGATAAGCGACGAGCCAAACGGTCGAAGCGGTAAGGGGTTGTTTTGGAATGCAATAAAAGAACTTAAAAAAGTTCAATCTATTGATGGTAAAAAGTTTTCTTTTACAGACCCGTTCCCATATCAATCGATTAAAACAGATTGTCAAGTTTTAGTTTTTGACGATGTTAAACCAAACTTTCAATTTATAAATCTTTTTTCAGTAATTACGGAAGGTATTGAAATAACTTATAAAGGTAAAGACACTATTAAATTACCCGTTGAAGATTCACCAAAGATTTTAATTACTACAAATTATGTTTTAAAGGGTAACGGTGGTTCACACGATGCGAGAAAGTTTGAGGTAGAATTAAGTTCTTTTTTTAATGCAAATCATACACCATTTGACTATTTTAAACATATGTTTTTTGACGATTGGGATTCTGAAGAATATGCACGTTTTGATTGTTATATGATTGAATGCTTAAAGAAGTATCTTAAAAACGGTTTAATGACTTATGATAGTATTTCTTTACCTTATAAAAAGTTAGAAGTTGAATTAACAAAAGAACTTATAGATTGTATTAATCAAATTAAATCAGATGAATGGATTGAATCTACCTGGTTTTATACTTTTTATGAAAATCAATTAGTGAATAAATTTGACCGAAATAAATTAAGTAAAAACAAGGTTACTAGTTCTATAAAAAAATACTGTGATTTCTTTAATTATCAATATGAAACGGTAACACCTGGTGGAATTAGAAAGTTTAAAATAATCAAAACTAAAGTAGACCCAAAAACTTTGGATATTTGGGAACAAATACAGCAAGAAAATGGAATTAACTAAACCTACTGGAATTATTTTAAATACTCCGTTTATTTCTGTTAAATCTGAATTAGCTAAACAAAATATTAAGCTATCAAAAGATGAGGTTATAAATAAAAATTTACGTTCTGAAATTGAGATTAATACTGCTTTTCATTATTTAAAGAATTTAGCCTTTAGAACTGAAGCTACGATACTTAAAAAAGAGAAAGAAGAATTAGATACAACTTCAGTAGAAAACACGTTAAAACGAATATTATTCATACAGTATCAATTTTATCAACTAGATATTGATTTGCAAAATGAAAAACGTAAAACGCAAATGTTAGAAGAAAAATTACACTACTTTAAACAAAATTTTAAATGAAGCTAAGACAATATCAAATAGACATATCAGAACAAGCAGTTAAAATATTACGTTCAAAATTGATAGTTTACCTATCAATGGAAGTAAGAACAGGTAAAACATTAACCGCTTTAAATACTGCTGAATTATACGGAGCGAAACGAGTTCTATTCTTAACAAAGAAAAAAGCTATATCTAGTATTTTAGAAGATTATAAAAACTTTAATTTTAATTTTGATTTAGTTGTTATAAATAATGAATCAATAAGTAAAGCAATAAGTACATTTGATTTAATTATACACGATGAAAGTCATAGGTTTGGAAGTTTTCCAAAACCATCTAAAGGAGCAAAAGACTTTAAACAAAGATTTTCAAATGTTCCAATTATTCTACTGTCAGGAACACCAACACCCGAAAACTATTCTCAGATATTTCACCAATTTTGGATAAGTAAATATTCACCATTCGGACATACTAACTTCTATAAATGGGCTAAAGATTTTGTAAACGTAACTCAAAAACATTTAGGTTATGGAGTTGTAAACGATTATACAGATGCTAAACAGAATTTAATAGAACCTATTTTAAAAGATTACTTTGTTACATTTACTCAAAAAGAAGCTGGATTTACAAGCGAGGTAAAAGAAAATGTTATGTATTGCGAAATGAAGCCTATTACATATCAATTGATTAAACAACTTAAAAAAGATTTAGTTATAGAAGGAACAAGCGAAGTAATATTAGCAGATACGGCGGTTAAATTAATGAGTAAATGTCATCAAATGTATAGTGGGACAATTAAATTTGAATCAGGCAATAGAAAAGTATTGGATGATAGTAAAGCCTTATTCATTAAAGATAAATTTAAAGAAAAGATAGCTATTTTTTATAAGTTTCAAGCTGAATTAGAAGCTTTACAAGATGTTTTTAAAGATAATTTAACAACGGATTTAAACGAGTTCAACGAAACAAGTAAGAATATAGCTTTACAAATTGTTTCAGGTCGTGAGGGCATATCTTTAAAGGAAGCGAAGTATTTAATTTATTATAATATGGACTTTTCAGCTACTTCGTACTGGCAGTCAAGAGATAGATTAACAACTAAAGATAGATTAAGTAATGAAATATTTTATATTTTTGCTCGTGGTGGAATAGAGCAACAAATTTACGAAAGTGTAAAAAAGAAAAAGAATTTCACAACTTCATATTTTATTAAAAACTGTTTATAATGGCTTCAAAACTTCAAACATTAACGATTAAGAATTTAGAAAATAACGGTTATTTTGTTATAAATCTAACTAGAACAAATAAAAATGGTATAGCTGATTTATTAGCTTTGAAATGTGGTGAAAATCCTATATTCATCGAGTGTAAAGAGAAGGGAGATACTTTAAAACCGCTTCAAGCATATAGAGGAAGTGAAGTAAAAAAATATGGTTGTGAATGGGTTGTTGTTAAAGAAAAATAGTTATATTTGCACAAATAAAATCTAAAAGATATGAAAGTAGAAGGACAAATCAAAGTAATTAAAGATACTCAGGTAGTATCAGAAAGTTTTAAAAAACGTGAGTTCGTTTTGACAACACAAGATGGAAACTATACACAAGATATTTTATTCCAATTAACTCAGGATAAAGTTAGTTTATTAGATACTATTCAAGTGAATGAAAGAGTAGAGATTGAGTTTAATTTAAACGGGAAAGAATGGATTTCACCTGATGGAACAAGTAAGTTTTTTAATGTTTTGGAAGCGTGGAAGATAACGAAGCTTTAATACTATTCAACTTCTTTATGTGGTTTAGAGAAAACGGTGAGAAATACGTTTGTCATCCAATAGAACACATGATACAAATTTATTTAAACGAAAAAAATGAAAATAAATAAAAACATAATTGCGAAGGATTTAGATAGTCCTTTGCAGTTGATTGAAATAGAGATTGAAGATGCCTACATAACTGGTGAGGTTTTGGTAGGGAGTGGCTCGTATGTTAAAGGGAAGGTTTACAAAATGCCTTATATTAATTTTAAATTAGTTAATCCTGATAAACCTAAAAAAGACCCAATAGTTAAACAAGTAACCGATAAATTCAAACAACGTTCAAAAGTTGGAATTGATAAATACGGTACTACTTTAGCAGAAAACAATACAGATGACTTTTTAGAGCATTTACAGCAAGAGTTAATGGATGCTACTTTGTACATTCAGAAGTTGAAAGAGCAAAGTAAGTTTGAAGGCATAGAACTTTACGATGGTTTAAAAAACAAAATACTTAATGATTTATCAATTGAAGATATAATGAATGAGTGTAAAAAAAGAGGTTATAAAGGTACAATAGTAAAATTTAGTGATAAACTATAAAGAAAAATTGTTAAATTTACCCAATAGAACTAACGTAAATAGTCCTATTGGGTTTTTACAAGATATGCACCGTACAGTTAGACTATTCAATGAAAACAAAAATGAAGATAACATTTGCTTAAAAGAATTATATTTGCAATACGATAACTTAAAAACGAGGTCTAAAAAAAGATGAAAGATAAAGATTTTATTATTTGGATGTTTGAGAATCATTTTATATTACAAGATGTGATTAAACACAAACATTATTTTTCTGCTAAAAGTTATGGTAATGTATTAATTAATTTAGAAGATGTTTATCAATTATATCTAAATGAAACTAAACGATAAAATACTTAAAGCAATACCAACCGCAGTATTCAAGGATAACGTTTTAATCAGTCCTTTGCCTACTGTTAAGTTCGGGCATAGGATAAGAACTGAGGTAGAATTTATTGAGATGGTTTTCGTTAAGTACGATTTTAAAACCGTTATTGAAGCAATGAAGAATAAGAAAATAATATTGAATTTATGACAAAGTACAGCAGACTAATTAAGAAAGAAAAGAAGAAATTACTATATGGTAACTTCATAAATCATAAAATTAAAGAGGTTGTAGGAATATCGTTTGAAATCTATTGTAAAGAATACATTAAAGCACTTGTATAATGACGATTCAGGAACTTACTAAACAACATAAGAAATGGATAAACATTGCTAAACAGTTTGGCGGTTGTGAGGATGAAGTTCAAGATATGTATATCAAACTAATTGAGCTAAACAAAGATATTAATACGGCTTACGTTTGGTGTACTTTACGCTCGATTTGCGTGGATAAAATAAGATTAGAAAGTAGATTTAAAAAAGTAGATTTAAACGACGTTAAAGAGCTTGTAAGCGAAGATATTGATATTGATAAATTCATAAAGTTTGAAGCTATGCAATTAAAGATTGAGAAAGTGAGATACAAAACACACTACTCCGACGTTATTATATTAGATTCTTATTATAAGAAAGGTTTAACGATTCGAGGAATAGCAGCTAAATTCAACATAGCACCATCTACGGTGATGAGAAGTTTAAAAACAACTAAAGAAAAAATAAGAAATGAAATATTTGATATTAATTAATTAATATTTTTATTAATTATGGAAGATAAAAGAAAGAATAACGGAGGGCATAAGACAAATGGAGGGCGTAAACCAATAGCGGATGAGCAAAAAACAAATGTTATTTTTATTGCTGCAATTAAACAAGTTAAGAATGTTGAAACAGATGAAGAAGCGAGAATTGAACTTGCTAAAGATTTGTTAACTTTTGAGCGTGGAAAAATATTTATTTCAGAGCATTTATTTGGTAAGGCTAAAGATGTTGTAGATAATAATATTTCATTAAACGATTTTAGTATTAAAGACCTTGTTAACATTAAGTAAAAAATATAACGGGTTATTTTCAGATAGTCGTTACTTTGTAATTACTGGAGGTCGTGGTAGTGGAAAATCTTTTTCTGTTACCACTTTTTTGCTTACATTAACTTATGAAGTAGGCCACGTAATTTTATTTACTCGTTACACGTTGACATCAGCTCACGTTTCAATCATTCCCGAATTTATAGAAAAGATTGATTTGATTAATAGACATTCAGATTTTCATATAACAAAGGATGAAATAATAAATATTCGTACAGGTTCAAAGATTCTGTTTAAAGGTATTAAAACAAGTTCAGGACAGCAGACAGCGAATTTAAAATCATTGGCAGGAGTTACAACGTGGATTCTTGATGAAGCTGAAGAGTTGACGGATGAAGAAACATTTGATAAGATTGACTACTCGATAAGACATAAAGAAAAACAGAACAGAGTTATTTTAGTTTTAAATCCTGCTACAAAAGAACATTTCATTTATCAAAAGTTTTTTGAGAACAAAGGTATTGAGGGTGGTAGTACGATTGTAAAAGATGATATTACATATATTCACACAACG